ATTAATTATTTTGAAGCAGATGAAGCTACTGATAAAGATAATTTTGATGCTTCTAATGTTCCTATGGGTTCTAAAATACATGTAATTGAGACTGATAAATTTTATATTTTAAATAGTAGCCATCAATGGAAAGAAACAAGTTACGGTGGTATGTTATGAGTAGTGATAGGCAATTAAATTATGTAAATAATTTATAGAATCGTGATTAGAAATTATATTATGTCGATGATGCTAGTGAACTTAATAGTATAAATTTGGAAGAAAATGATAAGATTTATGCTATAAATGATAATAAGTTATTTTAGATGGAAATTGTTGATCAAGAAGAAGAGTTAAGTGGACCTATTGTAAGTTTTAATGGAAGAAATAATACTAAGATTAAATCTTTAGTAGCAAATATTGAGCCTGTGCAGGATTTGCACGGGTACGAGAATCCGTGGCCTGCGGGGGGCGGGAAGAATCTGCTTCAGATTACAGCACGCGCTGGTACTAATAATGGTGTGGATTATACTGTAAATAAGGATCATGACGGCAATATTATTTCAGTTGTAGCTAATGGCACTCCCGGTGGAATAAACAATTCGGTTTTTTTGCTTGGAACAATACCAGCTGGCACTTACATTTTGTCAGGTTCAACGGGCGGTTCGGCGTCAAAGTATTATTTGCTTACGTCAGGCGGAGAGGCTTACTCGTACGACGGAGACTCAAGTCCGTTCACTATTTCGGCTGAAAAAGAAGTATATATTCGCATCGTAAATGGTTTTACAGCGTCTAATGTCGTTTTTCAGCCCATGATCCGCCTCGCATCCGAAACCGATGCCACCTTCGCCCCCTACTCCAACGAATGCCCGATCAGCGGATGGACTGGGGCGGAGATCAGCGGAACGGGCGTGAATATCTGGGATGAAGAGTGGGAAGTTGATCAGTATAACGCAACCACAGGGGAAAAAGCGGATAACTCTAATAATATTAGGTCGAAAAACTTCATATCTTGTAAGCCTAATACAACTTATTCTTTTGTGTGGAACGGTTGGACCGCTTGGGCAGAACAAATTCTGTTTTACGATGCTAACTATAATTTTCTTAATAAAAGAAAGTCTTTCGGTTCGCTTCCGTCCACATTTACTACTCCGGCTAATGCAAGTTACATGACATTTTTCGTTAATGGCCTGTCAGCATACAACCATGATATTTCCATCAATTACCCCGCAACAGACACGCAGTACCATCCCTACACCGGCGACCAAATCTCCGTCACGTTCCCGGATATGATCTATGGTGGTGAGGATGAGGTCATCAGTGGGAAGCTGAAAAGTACGATGGGTATGATAAATTGCAGAGACATCGAATGGAGTGGTATGAGTGCTTTGACTGATGGTTCTGGATATGAGGTATATAAAACTGAAGTATTTTCTGCACCACCCAGTATTTGCATTTCTGATTCGTATAAAAGGGTAGCTTCTGGTGGTGCATGGGAAGCAATCCATTTTGGTGAATTTCTTGCAACAACATATTTGATAGTTACTGTGCCGCCAGAAGTATCTACACTGCAACTTGCTAAAGAATATTTGGACAATCTTGATGCTAAGTTTGTTTATACGTTCAATACACCCATAACATTTACCCACACTGGTCGGTCTATAAGCACCGTTTATGGCATGAATAACATCTGGACAGATATTGGCAATATAACTGTAAAAATTGTTGAAAAAGGTATAACTGCATTTGAACTTGAACCTCATATTTAATATAGGAAGTGACTTATTTGTATACTGGCTATAAAGAGTTTGTCTATTCTGACGATTCTATGGCTGAGTTTTATACTCATCCAGAATAGTTAGTCCCACAATTTATAGAAAATGAATATTTATTAATTAGTGATTTAGATGGAAAAGTAGTTGATAAATATTGTTTTCAAAATGGAGATTTTAGAAAAGTAAAATTCCCAACTATTAGTAATAAATATACAAAACCAATAAAACCACGTAATGATCAACAGATTTTAGCATTAGATATGCTTCAAGATCGAAAAACAAAAGTTAAATTAATTCGTGGTGTATATGGAAGTGGAAAAGACTACCTAATGTTAAATCAAGCTTTGGATTATATTGAGTGCGGCCAGTTCGATAAAATTATTTATATTCGACCGAATGTAACTGTTGCTAATGTACCAGAAATAGGTTATTTAAAAGGTAGTGCAGAAGAAAAACTTGATTGGACTTTGGCACCAATATATGATAAGGTTGGCGGTCGTGATGGCGCTGAGATGCTTATTAATCAAGGGTAGCTTGAAATGGTTCCATTACTTCATATACGCGGCCGCAGTTTTGAAAATTGTTTAATTTATGTTTGTGAAGCATAGAATATAACAACTGAAATTGCAAAGCTGATTATTAGTCGTGTTGGTGAAAATTCTGAGCTGTGGCTTAATTCAGATACACATCAAGTTGATAATAAAGTATATGAAAAAGATAATGGTATTATAAAAATGATTGATAGATTAAGTGGTAATAAATTGTTTGGATATGTTTATTTACCAAAAACAGAACGTGGTGAAGTAGCAAATTTAGCTACTCTATTAGATGATTAAGTAGAGGGGCAATATGTCCCTCTATTTTTATAATAGAATTTGCTTTTTATTTAAATTTATAATATAATAAATATAGAATTAGGAGTGGTTAGATGTCAAGAAAAATATTAATAATATGTATTTTGATTTGTCTAATACTTCCAACCTATTAGGCAGCCGCAGCGTACGATCGACAAGTTGCGGCAGATCAAATTTGGAATTATTTAATAGATGAAACTTAGAATGAAATAATATCTGCTGGTATTATGGGCTATTTTGAAAGAGAAAGTAATTATAAAGTTGATGCGATTCCAGGGTGGACATTAAGGAAAGATGATATATGTTAGCCTTTTACGGAAAATTTATATGAATTAAATCGTGATGAATTTATATAGACTATACAAAATGTCGGTGGGTATGGTTTAGGTCAATGGTATTCAATTTATTATTTATATGATTTTTATGATTATTGTCGAATTTATGAGTGTGAATATGATAATATTGAAGTTTAGTGTGATTTTATAATTTGGGAATTACAACATTATCATGATCTTTGGGAATAGCTAGAAGAAGAAACAGATCCGTATTATGCTGGGTTATTAATTGCAGCGTTATATGATGGAGCTTCATATAATGGTAGATATACTATAGCAAGTATGAGTAAAAATGTTTATAAGGAAAGAGTAAAATGACAACTGTACAGTATTTTAAAGATTTAGATCTATATAGAGTATGGGAGAATGGAAAGGTAATATATTGTACTTGGGATGAAGTATTATATATTTTATCAAAAAGGGAAGGAGAGATTAACTTTGAAGAATTACTTGGTGCGAGGAGATACTCACGGTAATTTTAATTGGATGTGTAATGGTTGCCTTGATAGTTATGACCCAAAAGATACAGCAATTATAATTCTCGGTGATGCTGGATTTAACTTCTATTTAAATAAAACAGATGAACGAAAGAAAAAAGAAGTTAATGAACGTGGTTATACTATTTATTGTGTGCGTGGTAATCATGAAGCTCGGCCGCAAGATATACTTGGTATGCTTGAAGTTTTTGACCCAGAAGTAAATGGATATGTATATCTTCAAAATGAATACCCACATATTCGTTACTTTAAAGATTATGGAATTTATAATATTGATGGATATACTGTTGGTGTAATCGGCGGTGCTTATTCTGTTGATAAATGGTATAGATTAGGTTGTTTTGAAATTCAAGATAAACTTGATCCAGATTATACCAATGCTAAGAAAACTGGTTGGTTTTATAATGAACAACTTAGTAGCAAAGAAATGGAAGATGCTTCAAGACTTTTTTCTGGAAAGAAAATAGATTTCATTATGTCTCATACTTGCCCATATTCATGGCGGCCGGTTGATATGTTTTTGCCATTAGTAGATCAATCTACTGTTGATAATTCTATGGAACTTTGGCTGGATGAATTAAAAGACCAATGCGAATGGAATATCTGGTTGTTTGGTCACTATCATGCTGATCGTGCAGAGCGACCGCATGTTGAAATGTATTATCATGATATTGAAGAACTTGAAGTTATCTATGATAGATGGCGTAGATATGATGCAACTGGGAATCTTGATTGGTGGATCTTAAAGAGTCCTAATTTTGACAATTAAATAATTTTATAGTATAATATATACATAAAATGAAGGGAATAATGATAGCATGAAAGCATACGACAACTGCAAACACGATTGTTTTTCTTGCGCAAACGCTTTTACCGATGATGATGACCAACTTCATTGCACATTGAAAGATGGGAAGATTGTTAACGATGACGATGTTTGCGATAAGTGGAACTGACTAATTGAGGGAAAATATGAGAGATATAAATCGTATCCCACAGATTTTGGGTGATCTAAAGAAAATTTGGGAATTGACTCCAGATATTCGTCTTGGTCAGCTACTTCTAAACGCGGTTGGCCGCAATGAAACTACTTTATTCTATATCGAAGACCAAGATCTGATTGACAAAATGTATCATGAAATTTATTCAAATCTTATGAAGGAGCTTAAAGATGGCGAAGCGAGATAAAAATCGTTCTTATGATGATTGGGAAGATGACTGGCGAGATGAAGAAGACTCTAAGAAACAGAGAGACAAAGAGCGCAAAAATCAGCGAGTTCAGAAATATACCAATACTGAAGGTTGGGATGATGTAGAATGAAGCGGGTTGGACCTGACGATATTATAAAAATTAATGAAGCATATCTAGCTTGTGGAACTTATAGTGGAGCAGCCGCTGCAACTGGTTGGTCTGCTTCCACTGTAAGGAAGTATGTAATTTCTGATTATAAAAGTGAGCAAAAAGTTGAAGCGGTAGATATTGAACTACCACCTATTAAAGAAATAGCAGAAAAGTTGCCGCCTTGGTATGATATTACTTGTTTGACGCCAGAAGAAGAAAAAGAAATTAAAATGCTTTGGAAGGAAATGCTTATATGAAGTCTTACTTTGTATATAGAGAATCCAGTAATAATGGGTGGACTATTTGCCCAGTTTGGGATGAATTTTGGACAGAAGGTAAACCTATTACGGGCAGTTTTAATCTTTTGGCTTGTAGAATTAGTGGGTTAAGCTGGCCGCAATGGTTAAGATATTGTAGACAGAATGGAGCTTCTCTTTATGGGAAAGGCCATAAATATGTATCTGCTGTTTGGAAAGAACCCAATAAAGATTTCTTAAATAAATTGAATCAAAGAGCTAATGAACTTGCGAAGATTATCAATTTTAAGGAGCTGAATTTATAATGGATAAGCAAGTCTTTAAGAAAACTGGAGAAGAGCTTCAGCAGTTTTTGGAATTTAGAAAAAAGGGATATTATCTCAAAAACAAAAAAGGTAAAGGATCTTACGATAGGTCAACGTTTAAGAAGGGAGAATAGGATGCCATCAGTAAAATTGTGCCCGAGATGTAATCAGTTACCCACTGTTAAGTTTGAACGTAGTGGATTTATGCATCTCTGTGTTGTAAGCTGTGCTAATCTTGGTTGTCCTTTCTTTTATCCAATTGTTATGACTAGTATGTATAGTGATGAAAAAGCTATGCAAAAGGCAATTAATAGATGGAATGAGAAAGTAAAGGAATATAAGAAATGAAGTTACTATTTCTTGACGTTGACGGTGTACTAAATAATAATTTGACACGTACCATAACATTCGATGGATGGTGCTTTGTCGATGATTATCTTGTTAAACGTTTGGAGCATATAAT